TCAAACTCAGCTAAGATAGCGTCAAATTCAGCTAAATCAGTAGCAGCGTTAACACCAGTTACACCAGTAGTTACGTTACCTCTTGATTCGATAGCAGCAAATAAACCTTCAGTACCTGCAGTATTAGCAGTGTTTAAAGTAGATGAAGGAGCAATTGTAGCACCAGGAACCTCAGAAGCAGCAGCAGCAAACTCAGACTCTAGCATTGACATTTCAATATAGTCATTGAAACGAGCTCTAGTGTCAGACTCAGCTTTTAAGTACCATAAGTAACCTGATTGTCCTAACTCAGTAGATACTTCAACCCAACCAATTCTTGAAGCGTCAGATCCAGAAACTTCGTAGTAATCTTTCATAATAATTGGCTTATTTTGGAAAGACTTGAAGCTTGGCTCATTAGCACCTCTAGCGTCAGTAGTGTTTGTAGTACCAGCAGCAGCAGTATAGTTTGTAGCTTTACCAAATTCAGAACCATAAACTAATATAGTAGTTCCGTCAGCAGTAGTGTTTGCAGACAAAGCAGACTGTCCATAAGGTAGTACATCAAGTACAGCACCGGTTAACAACAGCAACTAAACATTTGAAAACACCATCAGAGTTAGATACGATAATAGTATCGTTAACTCTAATACCGTGACTTGCAGCTGTAAAGCCAGAAGTACCGTCAATATCGTTTTCAATTGTTATTTGCGCAATGTTAGATACACCAGTACCAGGATCAGCACCTGCAGTTGCAGAGTTAACGTTACCCGTGTAAGATAAATGTAATCTTGATTGTTCAGACCAAACCACTTGGTCAGCGGTCATAGCCTCTTCAGCCCCAACTTGTGATAAGAAACCTGAAATAGTTCTCGGTCCGAAAACTTCAGCTTCTTTTTCCATTAGGTCCGGTAAATATTGCTGTGCCCAACCTTCATTGGCTGTACCAGCAAGATCTAAATAGTTTGATTGTAGCGTTTGCTTTTGTGAAGCAGGTACACTATTCAATAAACTTCCAGCAGTAATACTCATAATTTTGTAATTTTAAATTTATAATTTATTTATTTTTAATCTTAAACTTAAAGCTAGGAGAATCATCGCTAAGTACTCTTACTTTTGGCCCGCTAGTATTATCGTTTGAAAACGACTGTCTAGGATCCATACTTACATTTTTGGATTTTGCAATACTATCTTTGATAGCGTCAGCTTTTCCTTGTTCGTAAAAGTGATTAGCAATAGCATCGGGATTCATTGCTGTAAACAGAGATTTATGATAACCTTTAGCATCTGACATTTCATTATTTTTATTCAAGAACTTCTTGACAAAATTATTAATATCGCTTTGAGTTTCTTTTACCTCACCAGCATTCTTCACATTAAACCTATATTTTTTATCTCCGACGTTGTATTCAAAACCTTTGAATTTATCGTTAAAAACTTGTTTAGTTTTTAATTTAAAAGTGTTAGTTTGTTGTTCTGCTATTTTTTGAGTTTCTTCCGACTCTTTGTTGTACCTATTAAAGAAGTCCATAGCTTTTTTAGCTTCAGGCGTTAACCTAGAACCAGCTTTGATTTCTTCATAGTATTTAGACTTTTGCCCGTCTAAGTGGCTTTTAGCGTTGGCAACTTGCTCTTTTAACGCTATCTTTTTCTTTTTAATATCTCTTTCTTCATCAACTTCTTCGTCATACGAAAACGAGTCTTCAATTAAAAACTCTACTTCATCTGATGTTAAATGAGATTTAGTTTGTTTATAGTACTCTCTTAATACTGTCATATCATCATAACTAGAATAATCTTGGTTAAGACGAACGTAGTCTTCTAAGCTACCACCGGTTTCTTCCATAAAATCTACAACTTTTTGTAAATTTTCAGGTATTGCCTTACCAGTTTCTTGAGCTTCGTTTATAGCTTCAACAACTTCTTCAGCTAGTTCTTCTGTTTGCTCTTGAACTTCTTCTTCAGTAATTTCTTCTAATACTGGAGTTTCTTGTGTTTCAGCTTCCGGTTGTACTTCTTCTTGTTTTTCTGTGGTGTCGGCATCTTCAACGAGCTCAACCACTCCGCTGTCGTCAGCGTCATCTTTTGTAACTTCTTCTTTAACTTCATCTTCTTTTGGTGTTGGTGGTTTATCTAAATTTACTTTGATGACATCGTCATCTTGTTTTTTTTGTTTAAGATCAACTTTTGTTATGTTGTCTTCAGTAGCCTTTTCTACTACTTCTTCTGTTTTCTTTTTTGCCATAATATAATATAATAATAATTAATAATTTTTATCTAGGATCAAAAGAACCTAAATCAAATCCACTTCCTAATATATCATTACCTGCAGACTCAAAGTTTTTAGGTGGTTTTTGATTATTTCTTTGGTCAATCATCTCGCTTTGTTGAGATGCTTGAATTTTAGTTCTTTCGTCTTTACGATCTTCTTTTTGTTTTTCTCTTTCTTTTATAGTTTCAGTTTCTAGTTGTTTTAACTGCATGTTCATTTGAAACTCAAACTCCATAAGTTCTTTTTTATACATAACTTCTTGCTGCATTTTTTGCGCTTCAATCTGCGCTTGTGTCTGTAACAAGGCTATATCTAACTGTGATTTAGCTTGTTCTTTTTGCATATCAGACTGAGCAGCTGCTTGAGCAGATTGTTGGTTAGCTTGTGCTTGAGCTTGTATATTTTGTTGTTGTTGAGCTTGATCTTTTTCTAGTTTTTTAGCTCTACGCATTTTTAACAGCTGATTAGCAAGCTTAATGTTTTTAATCTCTCTAAGATCAATAGCATCAGCAAGTTCTATTAACTGTTGTTGTAAAGCCATTTGTATGTTGTTTTCAAGCTGTGCTTTTTCCTCTTCATCAGGTGTTAACTCTAAAAATATACCAAAGTCATACAGGTGTAACTCACTCATTTCTTTTAATGTAGCAACATTGTGATTACCTATTTGTTGTATAAAAGCGTCAGCAGTTGGAGAATATTCTAGTATATCTGATATTCTCAATGATAATTGCTCTGCAACTTCTGATGTTAAAAATAAACCAGCTTGTAATATATGTCTTGTTGCTGTGTTACTATTTGCAGCCGCTAGCTTTTGCACACCTACTAAAGCGTTTTTATCAGGAGTACTACCATCTCTAGCTTCATTAAGCCCGGTAGTATCTCTTATCATTTGCAGATAGTAATTATACGTTTGAATTAAACTTTGCATTTTAGCGCCACCATTACTAGACTGTATTTCTTGTATTGGCACTTTACCTGGATTCATGTCACCTTCAGAAGTGAAACTTCGTCCTATAACAGAACCTGTTTGGAAGAAAATGTTTAATGCTTCTTGTGGATTATAATTTGTACCGTTACCTAAATCTATTTCAGCTAAACCATCTGCGTCTAAATAAACACCATCTGGAACCATACGTGATAATACTTGTTGTAGTTTTAAGTGCGTTAGCTGTATCATATCAGCAAAACCAGTAATACGTTGCACTAAAGACTCTATACGACCTCTGTACATACGCGGCGCTACAAGAGAATAATTCATTTTACATTTAGTGTAATCACTTTTTGGTCTCATCATATTTTTAGCCATTTCCCATTTAAGTAATTTACCAGTACCTAAAACTAAAGCACCTTCGTATAAACACTCAACAGATTTTTGTAGCTTACCAAATCCACCCTCCATATCTTGTGGTGGATTAAACGTGTCATCTTTTGATAAAACTTTGTCAGCACCAGTACCAGTTTCTTTTACTTTATATGTCTCGTTCATATACGTTTTATAATTAAAGTATAAAATCTGTACTTTATTTATATCGTGCTCGTGACGATTGTAACCTTGGTTGTAGTTTGTTTTGTGATAACTTTTGTTTTGCACTATTTCTTCTAGTTCGTTTTGGTCTAGATGTGGAAATTGTTTTATAAGTTCGTTTATTGGTATTGTTTTTACTTCACCAACATAATATATATCATCAAAATAAGGTGATTCAGTGTAAGAATAAACTAAATCAGCTGGATCAACATAATCTATAGTAACACCTTCAGATGTGTTAAAGCTAGTTTTTACAGCACCTATACCTAACACTGTAAGGTCGTAATAAAATTGTTTTTTAATTAACTCATATCTGTTACCTTCAAACAAAGTAGCTAAAGCTTGCTCTTCAGCAATTTCAACAGCTTGCTTGTAACTAAGTTGCATGTGTAGTTGCAATTCCTCCATGTTTTCAGGTAATTTATCTTTATCGTTTTTATAAAGATTCATGTTGAAATTTTCTTGAACCATGTCATTAAACTCTCTCGTTTGCATATCTTTTATAATAGACTCCATATATTCTGTACGTTTTTCTACGCCATACGGGTCTTGAGAATAAGCTTTAATATCATATGTTCTTTCAGCTATACCATTAACTACTATATCTACAAACTTAGGTATAATAGGTACCGGCTTCCAGTCTAAATTTAAATAGGACAAATCACCGTTTATAGATAACTCGTCCTTATACTTTTGTATTGATTGCTCACCTCTAGCGTATAGTTTTAAATTATGAAAATTATTGTGGTTAGTAGTGTACCTGTTAGTACCTCTCTCAGTATGAAACCACTCAGCTTCAATAGCTTTAGCTACTTTTAAACCATAGTCATAGCTCATTTTCTCTAGGTCGCTTACAACTTGAGAAGGAAAATAACTTTTTACAATCATATTTATTTTATTATTTTTGACGTATTACCTTTATTACTATATCTAGCAATACTTATATTTAGTTTTGGTTTTTCTACCGTAGCGTTTGGTCTATATAAATGCCTGTTATTTGCCATTATAGCTAAACCAGAGCTTATAGACGCATCATGCTTTGTTCTTTTGTTTATATCAAATTTAGCCCAGTCGTTTAATAGTTCATTAAAATAGCAACTACCAAACGATCCGTCTTGCTTCATACCTACGTGATCTTGTATATACATTTCAATTGCAGCAGCGTGAGCTTGCTTTATATCCTCACTTGAGTTAGGTATACCACCTATTTCTTTTTCAGCTGTAGATAATTTATTCCATATTTTATCCGGTCTATTCATACTAAAACCTCTGTAACCACGTCTTCTTAAATAATATAACAAACGAGGTTTGTTATTTTCTGCAAGTATAGGCATCCCATAAAATACTAATGCCATTAGAACGTCTTCAAAAAATATCTCTGCAGTTTGTGGTCTAGCTAAATATTCTAAGAAAAACTGATTAGCTGGAGCGTCTTCCATGCTAAACTTTGTTAACCCGTGCAAAGCACCTTTAGAACCTACACCATCTACTGTTCCTGATATATCGTAACTATCACAACCAAAAGCACCCATGTGTTCATTGCCAGGGTATTTAATACCGTTTTTTATTACAACCTTGTTTTGTATATTTGTCGGTGGTACCCAGCTTATTTTAAATCTACCTTTAGGATCTGGGTAAAATATAACTGCAGAGTCTTTTACACCATTAACCCATTGAAAATTACCTCTAGTAATACCTAATGTTCTAGACATTTCTTCGTTGTAATCTATTTGTTCGTATAATTTAACGAGATTAAAAATAGAATTTTTAGTCTCATCTCTAAAAGCGTGCTCAGTAGTTCTTGGAAACTGTCTGTAAAATTCGTTTAATGCGTCTTGATCATTTTTTAAACCGTCAGCTTCGTTTTGCCAACTGTCTATAACGCCTATATCTATTAATTCCCCATGTGGATCGAGGACTTCATGATCCGGAGTATTGAAGACTGGGCTTCCGTGCTCATCAATAAATCCTTCGTAGTTCCACTCCATTGGGATAAAAAGAGAATATAAACCAGACGCTGTCTGTCCATTTCTGTTTCGCTTAGTAACGTCTGATGCTCCATATAGTTTTTTAATGTTTTCCCCACCTTTGTCTAGTGCGTTTGATGTTGAGCCCATCAT